GAAAATAGGCCTTCCAAAGTTAAAGTATTATCTATCATTTTACCAATAGTCTTAGCTTTAATTTTTCTATTCCCATTAATATCTGTAGAATCTTCTGAGTGTGTTAAAAATATAACAGTAAGGTCATCTCTTAAGTCTTTAGGCATTTTAGCAACTGTTGCTAAGTTAGCCGCTATCTGTGTAAACTTATCATAACCTTTCTCATTAGCTCTATCAAAATACTCAAACGAGCTCATATATTGCCAGTCATCAACCACTAGGGTTTTGATGTGTGACATTTTCTCATCTACATGCTTAATTGCTTTTATAATACCAGCAGCCGATGCAGCAGAAGTAATATTACCTTTTGGATTATCCTTACTAATTTGAGTATACTTACTTTTGTATCCTCTGAAGGGTAAAGGTTTATTTGCAATATTTATAATGAAAGTTTCTTTAGGTTCTAATGTCCTAATTGAGGTAGACTTTCCGGTACCTGAGTCAGCAATGACTAATACACTTTGTGCCATATTTATTTAATTAATTTATTGATTACTTTTGTTAATGATTGTAAAGTCTTATTGATATCTTCTAACTTTTCTATCAGCGGGTCATATATCTCAAACGTCTCATCTGGATTAGGTAAACTAGGATTAGCAAAATCTAATATTTGTTTGCCTCTACTAGTTACATCATTTATTACTTTAAGTTCATTAACCGGGATCATATGTCTTACAAACCCTGAACTAGAAGTAATAAGTTCATATTCTTCTTTCCAATGTGGATTATGTTTCAAAAGATATAATGTTCTTTTAGGATCTTCTGAGTCATAGTCTATACTAACAAATTCTGTGTATATATCATGTTCTTTTTCCATTTCACTGGGGAAGAAACTAATATACAATTCATCCTTACCAGATGGTCTATATGCCATCTTAGGAATATATATTGCATTAGGTGTACTTTCTCCTATAAAGTATTCTTGATGCTCCTCTCTAAGTTTTACAACTTTGTCTTTTCTTTCTGTAGGTGTTAAACCCATATTTTCATTATTTATTTTTTTAGTACTTATCATCTTCTTTCTTGTTGTCCTGGTGTAGCCATTTCTTCTATTTGCATTTGTTCAAATTTAGCTTTGAAGAAACTCATTCTTGCATCACCATTTCTGGCTTTAAGAAAATGTAACACCAAGGTTCTATCATTTTCTATGATGTATCTATCAGGTCCATAAAACCTAATTTTTTGCTTTGCTGGTCTATTAATACCTATTAACATATCCGCATGCTGAAGCATTGCATCAGAGCCAAATATATCTGACTCTAGTATATAGTTACCATACTTACCATCTATAGCTCTATCTGGATTGTCTATGTTTCTATTAAGCTGTGATAAAGCAATAAACAAACAAGGATAATCCCTTTTACATTGTGTAAAGAACTCACCTAATTCAAATAACATATCTAATGTGCTATTCTGGTATGGCGCTCTTTTAACCAACATAGTGTGGTCAAGTGTTACCATTGTATTCACACCTTTATGTAATGTCATATATGCATCTATCTGCTCACGCATCTGATTTACAGTCATAGGTGTACTAATTATATCTACAGGATGCTTCACTCTTTCTTTTGCATACTGATGACATCTATTAAGAGTATCAGTTGTTAATACACTACCTGCACTACACAACTCCTTATAAGTCTTACCAGTAATAGAACTAAATTCTCTAATAGCTGAGGTTCTACCCACCATCTCAAACTGAAATTCTAATACTCTAAACTTATCATTAGGGTTAAGTGCAAATGACTCTCTTATTATCTGATCTTTAATTAATGTTTTACCTGAACCAGGTCTACCACCAATAACTGTCAGAGTATTCCATTCTATACCGTCAGTAGCAGCATCATTAAATTTAGGCCACGGAGTATAGATAGATTTTTCTTCTCCAGTTGATCTAGCATACATATATTTAAGTGCTTCATTAAAAGCTGCATACTGTCCAACCCAAGATTCTTTCTTTTTCATACTACATTTTCTTTAAAGTGTTTATCTTCTGTGTCAATACCTTCTAGTATCATATCACAATAGTCTGCTAAAGTAGAAGACTTAACTTTATGTTTGTCTTGCTTACATATAAAATACTGACTGGTCTGCATATACATATAGTCTGTGTCCCTGTACTCATTTACATACATTTCAGTTGCTTTTATAACATCTTCCCAAGCGTGATCATATGTTTCAAAGAACCATCTAAAAGCTTCTCCTAATGCTTTAACATTATTTCTTGCTAGTTTACCACTAGGTAGTTTTTGAGCAGGAAATATTTCTCTATAGTTATTAATTTTAACTACAAAGTCTTTACCCATTAACTGGATGTCTGTCTTCTTTTTAGCTTTAACAAAATAATTATCTAATCTAATACAAAACCTTTTGGCCTCGGGTGACATTACATATGTCTTATCATCATTTTTTATTAAGAATTTTTTAGCAACAAGTATTTCTTTATCTATCAGGCTTGCACCTGATATTGATATCTTTTCTTTGTTTGCAAATAATATTAAAGCTTGGTTAGGAGTTAGCTTTTCAGCTAGTATTTTCTGAAATAATTCCCACATATGTTATTGGTTTTAAAGTTTATAAATATACAAAATACTACCAGTTTATCCTAGCTTTGTCTTGTTTTTCAAGCTCTAAATTTACTTGATTAAAGACATCCTTGCAATCCCAAACACCACCTCTATATGCTGCAGATGCCGGGTGAGATACTGTAAAAAGTTTATGATTACTAAGGTTTATATTCCATTCTTCTGCTTTCCTACCCATCATTATAACAGGTATATTTTTCTTATGCCTATTAATTAATTCAAATAAATATTCTACAAACGGTTTCCACATATCCATGTGTGATCCTATTTTATTAACTTCAACGGTAAATGCTGTATTAATTAACAACACACCTTGATTAGCCCAACATCTTAAATCAGTATGATCCGTTCCTATAGCTTTATTTATATATTGCAAAGACTTTTCAGCTTTACCCTTGTTAGAACAACTAAATGCTATTCCGTCAGCAACTCCTAGCTGAGGATAAGGGTCTTGTCCTATAACAATAACATTAACATTGTCATATGGACATTCTATAAAAGCATTCATTATATCTTTAAACTTTGGAGTAAATCTTCTATTAGCTTCAACTAATGATACAAGATTATTCATGATCATATCAAAGCTCAATCCATTTATAAAGGGTGATAATGCAGGCTCCCAACCTGATGGTTTTATACTTTCAATTAATTTTTCTCTTAGATTATTAATATCTATATCTAATTTTTTCATATATTATTCTTATATTTGTATTTAAAATTTAAATTATGTCAGAGCCTAGAAAAGTAGTATCATACGATTTCAAAAAAGTTATTAAAAATGTTGAGGTTTCTACCGCATTCATTCCTGGTTTACAAAATGTGTTCTATAGGTATATAACAGAATTCAAAGATGATCCCGAAACTATTGGTCTTCTTCTAGATAAATTTGGTAAAATAATTAAAGGTGAATTAACTGATGAAAATGCAACCCTTACTCCTATAGAAAACGAGATATATACTATCTTTTCTTTAGCTCATTTATTTAAGGCATTTGCTAAAGAACAAGGTCTAGAATTACTTCAAGATCTTCCTGTAAATGATGAAAAGTTAAAAGAATTTGCTGAAGAAGCAAAGACTAAAGGTTCATTATCTGATTCATTAGCTCATATAGCTGATAAACTCAATAATTATAAAGAAGATGAAAATTCATCATCTTAATTGCATACCACTAAAGTCTCCTATTTCAATGCAAGCTTGAATAGCTAAGTTTAGTTCTTCTTTATCACACTTACCAAAAGACTTACAGTGTTCTACATTATTTTTAACAAAACATAGGCCAGCTTTACGCTTTACTTGTAATTTTGCTTCTTCAAATGTATAACCTATCTCATTTGCTATTTCTCTTATCATAGCATGAACTCTGGCCAACTGCGGGTTACTACCTTTACCATCCTGCACACCTATAAATAATTCTATACGTGCACCTTCAGGCATATCTTTAAGAAACTTATTATATTTTGTTTCCATAGCTTTTATAGGAAAGTGTAATGCACCTTCTTTTATTGTAGCTTGTACAAATAATTGATCTTTCATAATATACCGTATAACCAAGCTCCAAGTAAAGATATCAAGAATAGGATAATTGTTATCCCACAACCTTTATACTTAGCTTCCATATCTTCTGGAGATCTACCTTGATTGCTTCTCCATTGTCTATGTGTTTTCTCTTTATTTTCCATCTTATCTTCTTTTATAAGGATTTGCTTACCCTCGTTGTACCAATGATTTTTCATAATGATTCAAGTATAATTTCTTCTATTATTTCAAAATTTAAAGGATCTAGTAAAACTATATCTTTTATATCTACTCTAATTAGATGGCCTCTTGTATCTTTTAGTGCACACCACACATTTACTATTTCTATAAGTGGTGGAAAGCCTGGGTATCCAGTTCCATCAGGATTGTAAGTAACTTCTTTTTCTCCTGGTTCATGTGTATATTCTATTTCTAGATCATGTCCTTCATTATCATAATAATATGTTCCTACCATCATTTGAATCTTAAAACGTTATCATCTACAATTATATATGCTTGACCACAATCTAAACACTCAGCCTCTTTTTCATTTCTAACCATGCTGTGTAGTCTACTCTTATCAAAACAATTTGGACACACATGATCCACATCGGGTACTAGTTCTTCACAAGTAACTTGTGCTAGCCCATGTATGAATGCATCATGACTACCTCTGTATTCATTTTCCATTTGTTCCATAAATTTTTCTTTCATTTTTCCCATTGTGTTGTTTTTTTAATGTATTGTTTTTTATCTTCTGATGCATACCATTCATCTAAATGCTCATCAAAATGCATTCTATAGTCAAATCCACCACAAAAGGTTTTTTCACATCTACTACATTTAATGATTGGTTTACACATTATCTTTTTAAAGGATTATAGTATTTAATTTTCTTTGAGTCTAGATCTTTAAGCGCGGATTTTATCCACCTTACATCTTGTGTGCCTTTATAACAAAGTATGTGACATATAGCTTTTTCTGTAGGGTTGAGCCTTAACAATCTACCAATACGCTGAGCTGTTTTCTTTTCATTACCATAGGCATGCATAATAATACCTTGTTTTAAGTTAGGTATTGTAACACCTTCTGATAATTGTAGTACACAAGACAATTTATTTATCCTGCCATCTTCAAACATTTCTAAGTTATCTTCTGATTTTGTATTTGTAGAATGATAACTGTGTCGGCATACTCTATCTGCTTGTTTCTGTGTGTTAGCAAATATTATACACTTATCTGTCATATTACTTAACAATGACTTAGTATAAGCTTCTTTAGTACCATAATCCATTAAAGCTCTCATTCGCATTATTGCTGCAAATTGCTTTTGTTTGGGTGTCTGTGCATCATTAACTCTTGTTGTAACATAGTTATAGTCTTTCTTCTCTGTAGTCCACCAGAATCCACCGGCTTTAGTTTTCTTCTTAAGAGTTTGAAGACCAGACAGTTCTAATTCATGTATAATAATTTGGTAATCATTTAATATGTTAGAGTCTGTGGCCTTATCTACATCAAATCTATATCTAATAGGACAATACTTTTGTACAAGTCTACCTTTTTCAGATTGCTTATCTCTAGGTGGTGTACCTGTAAGGCCTAAGATTTTACCCGTGTAATTGCTTAAAAAAATTTCATGACCTGATAGCAATGAATGACATTCATCTAAATATACAATATCATACTCATTTGGATTATGTTTTTTAAGTGATAAGTATGTTGTAAAGGTTATATGTTCTTCTAAAACACTACTATCCATTTTATCTAGTTCATCATACCAAGACTTCATTACTGAGGTTTTTGGTATAACAACAAGTGCTTTTATAAAAGGATTAAAGTTTTTTTGTAAGTGTTCTATAGCTATACGTGTCTTCCCAACACCCATAGATATACCTAACCCACATCTTTTATGTTGTGTAGCAACTGCTAATGCATCTGCTTGTACTATTTCTCTATTGTTCATTTGTATCATGTGTTCTGGGTAGTGAAAACCCTAGTTCTATTGCATCAATTGTATTATCTTCTATCCACATATGGCAGTTTCTACATACTGAAAGCCATGTTTGTACATCTAAATAGTGTACACCTCTACCTTTCTTATGGTGTACATCTGTAGAGTTTATAGTGCACTTGTGTATTTTTGCATGGCATATTGGATTGTTAAGCAAGTACGGACCACGTAGTTTCTTGTAGTCCGCATTTGATTTTTGCATCTTTTTAGAAAAGTTTCTAATTGCCATCAGCTGTTATAGTAAAAAAGTTTTTAGGTAACAATCCCAGTGACATAAACTTTAGTATTACATCTTCATATGTTATACCTAAGTCTTTGAATGTCATTGTGTTATGATAGTCTTCTAGTACCTCTTCAGGTGGTACAGATAGTATAGCTTCTACTGTCTTACCTGTAAAAGTTTTACTAAGATAAGCATTTACTTTCTTATTACAAATAGTTTGCTTCCAACCATTTATTTCTTTTTGTGATCTTTTCCAGACCTTAGTTATTCTGCGTTTCTTGTCCCAATGTAATTTAGCAACTTCTTCTGGTTTATAAACTCTAAGACCGTGTAATACACGTTTAAACAAAAAATGTTGATATGGATTTAGCTTGCAGTAATCCAGTGAGTTTACTAATGACTCCGGATGTAATTGGTATTCAGATAATATTCCATAATATTCATAGCGTTCTTTTCTTGATTGATGTATAGATATTTTCTTTTGAGTTTCTAATTGAGTCTTTTGTTCTATTGATAGCATAATTGTTGAGTGGTTTAGTAATTATTATAGTATGTATATTAATGATTAAGGCCCAAGCAATTACGCTCGGGCCCTTATCATCACCTAACTGTTGGCTTATTAACAGTTTTATTATAGGTCAAATGTTTCTTCAACCATTTCTTCTACAACCTCTTCTACTGTATCTTCTACAATTTCTTGTGGTTGTTCATCTTTAACTTCAAAAGCTTCTTCTACTGTGGCATTAGGCACTGCAGTATTAGACTCTCCTGTGTCATATAGATCTTTAATATCTTGACCATTAGTGTGAGATAATAATACATCCTGTGCAGTTACATCTGACATAAAGAATGTTTTCCTATATATAGGTTGACCATTAACACTACATATGATACCTGTATCACCTGCATATTTAAGATCTCTCTCAGCATCGTTAATATTAAATGGAACTAATTGTTCCTTAATAATTATCTTACCTGGTAATTCTTGATTTGCAGTTAAGTTTAAAGCTACTAAATCATCTAGCTTTCCTAGTAGTAGTGTTGAAACATTACTATTTTTTACCCAGTTATTGTTACCAAAGGTTACCCTTTGTTGAACTAGTCTTACGAATCCATATTCAGAATTGGTACTTGATTGACGAACAACATTACCCATGTCATCAGCCGTGATTGTTACGGTGTTTTGCATTTTTTTAAATTTAAATTATTAATTGATTTGTTGATGACTAGATGTCATCTGAATGGAAATACGGATCTTCCAGCTTTTCAAAAGCATTCATCTCATCTAATGCAGGCTCAAACTCTTCAATGTATTCTATTGAATTCTTGACTTCTGGCGGTGTAGATGTATTTAATGAACTATTGTAAAAAGGATTACCCACTTCTTTTGTATATGCAGAACTCAAACCATTAAGTTCGTTGTACTCATCATCAGACAATGCTAAGTACTGCTCTAGCGAGCATTCTATTATTCTTCCATTGGGTAATTGTACTATCATTTGTAAGATTATCTCTAACAAAAATATAAAACAAAACCTTTCTGAAGGAATAATACTAAACTTTCTTGGTTCAAATTCAAAAATAAAGTGCAGTATAATAGCTAACGTTATTTTATTGTTAGTTTTTTACCTACTCTTTTAATATAATTATGGTGCTTTAACTCTCTAATATACCTACTAACAGTATCACAAGATACATTTAGGGTATCAGCTAACAATGATATAGATGGGAAACATTTCCTATCTTTATTTGCATAACAGGACAATAAAGCATATAATCCTTTAGCTTGTATAGTAAGTGTTGGGTCAGTCATGACTTCATGCATGACTATTCCAAATCTATCAATTGATTTCTTGGACATGACTCTTAAGTAATATTAGTATAGCAAAGTTATCATCAGCATTTGCTAACTCTTCACTGTTCATCTTATACTTATCATTCATATATCTACCAAAGGATATACTTTTACCTTTAGCATCTTTGATTGCTGTATTAAGCAACCTCCATGAGTTCTGTTCTGTCTTTAATAGTTCCATTGATATCTTAGCCATCTAGTTCATGTATTATGTCAAAGTATTCTATATCATCTTCTTTAACTTTGATTAAATCTGTTGGTGTAAAGCTGTGTTCTACGTTTTTTAAGGATCTTTCACCATCGTGGTACATCATCTCTACTTTTATAGATGCATAGAACGGGTCATAGTCTGATCTATATGAACCATCTCCTATTACTTTACCAAATACAAATCCATTACCTGCATCAAGTTTCATATCTGCCATGACATCCCACTCAAATTCTGTACCTGCATGATAACTTGGAGGTTTTACTTTAACATAGTCTCCTGGATATACTGTTGTATAGTTACTACCTACACATGCAAGATGTAATATAGTTTCCTTGCTATGATCTGGTAAGCTATTTAATAGTATATTCTTAATGTGATCACCGTTGTTGTCAGACGTTATGTTAAATATATTTATAATTAACTTGTTTAATACGTCTTCTGAAATACTTAGTTTACTTGACATGTTTTTCTTTTTTTATTTTCTTGTTTATCTATTTTTTCAAATGCTTGTGACATTAGTAGGTTGTCAGCATAGTATATATTACCTATGCGTGCCATCCATTCATTGAATTCTTTCATAATTTTATTTTTATATATTTATGTACAATCTATAGTTGGGGAGTAAAATGATAGAAAGAAAGAGAGAAAAGTGATAGAGGACACTTACAGTATTACTCAAACTGCAAGTGTCATATCAAGGTTAACCACTCTAACCATATTTTATAGGCCCTAACTACTAGTGTTATTATATGTATTATATTACTGGTGTTGTTAGTCTATTATACGTAATAGTTTTTTTAATTTATTCCACCAACTTTTCTTTGGGTATATACCATATAGATTAAATGTCATTTCTAATACTGTCATTTCACTATGTATAAACCTTTCTGATTCTTGTGTAAATTCATGTTCTCCCGTATATGTATTGAAGTTAACAGCATCTTCACCAAATTTATGGTGTGCTGTTTCTTCTGCTATATATCTAATTAAGTTATAGTAATCTTCTTCTTCCATGCTTATAGTTTTAATTGTAACTTGAAGCATACTTTAGAAAGTCTAATGTGTGCTGGTTGTCTATGGTTAATAAATTGTTTTGTTCAGCTATATATCTTAGCTGTACATTTTCTTGTAGTTCTGTCATAAGATCTACCATAGATGGTGATCCCAGTTCATCTCGTTTTACTTTTTGATGAACTAAATCTTCAGTAAAGAAGTTTACGATTGAGTCTTGTGGTCTGCTGAATAGTACTACGCCTATGACATTATGCCAAGTAGCAAACTGTTCTGGATTTTGAATAGTGATTTGCATATGATTTATTATTTAAGTGATTATTATTTATTAATTGATTAGTGTATCTACGATACTTTCTCATCTTCTTACAACCACGTGACGATCCACATGATTGTAGTATTGGTGCTACTACGAACAGTAACACCATTAAGTATATTAATTTCTTTTTCATATTGGTTTAGTATTAGTGGTTAAAAAATAAAAGAGACTGATTACCTCTTAAGTACCGTTTACCCGGTTGACGGTT